CTATTTTACCTCCTCGTTAGGCTTAGCAAGTTGATAAACGCCAACGGATGCAAGCCCTGACAGCAGTCCTGCCATCGCATAAGCACCGATTAGGGGAAGATGGTCAAAAGCCATCGCCCAAACGCAGGCCAGTAAAATACCCGTTCCAATTGATAGAACGGGTAGCAGTTTGCCCTCTGCCGGTGTATATCGTTTGAAGATTTCGGTGAAACCAGTGGTGATCGGTGCGATGACAACCGCAATTGCTAGTACCTGAAGTAGTTCATTTTGCATGTCTTAGTTCCTCCAATTCTCTTATTAACTGTAAGTTTTTCTTTTTAAGCTCTTCATTTTCTTCTCGGAGCCTATCATTGTCTTTATTCACCCTATCCAGCAAATCCATAGCCTCATCATGCTTGTTCTTCCGTTTACCCTCGCGGTAGGTCATAAAAGCGATGAGAGCCGAAGCAATACCGGCAATGTATGGAGCAGAACTGACAATAATTTTAGTTATCGCTGCTGTCACGGCTGTCACTCCTTCGTGCCAGAATCAGCACGAAGGCTGTTATGATCGCATTGCTGATCCAATTTGAGTAGATTCCAGTTGAAATCGAGGTCAGAAATTGCAGTATTGTCAAGAACGACATTAAAAAACTGGTAGTTGTGAGCAACAGACGATTGGTCACTGCTAACTGTGTTTTCCATAGAACCCAACCCCCAATTCCGAGTCCATCAATGACAAACAAAAACCCCACAATGTCATCGTTTAACCAGTCAGAGTAATGTGGGGGCCAGATGAAATAATTATCGTTGATGATTAGAAACAAGCCAATGGCAACCATGCCAATGGCGAGTGCTGTGTGTGTCGGGTGATCTCTGATTTTGTTAAGCATATTAATCACTTCCTTTTTTGTTAAATCAGACAAGATCAAGGCCAGGCTGGTACACATCAAATGATATATGCATGATCCCTTGAGACATCGCGTTGTCACCAGATGTGTTTGCAATAGAAATATTTCCATTTTGGTCAATCCACCCGTATGCAACTCTGGACAAATTGTTATAATTCAATCCTACTATCCAATACGCTGGCGTCTGAAAGGCGGGTCTGAATCCATCTGGAAGAGTTGCCACCACGGTTTGCGAAGTTGGCAATGTCGGAGTAAATGCACAATAAACAATACCGCTGACTCTCATACCTTTCCGCAAAGCAAAAGATGTTCGTGACGTGATGTTATCTGATGCCATTGACAGGTGTGTACGTGCGAGATTGAACAGCGGGACGTTGTTACCTGTATTGCCATTTATCTCACACATCACTTGCCAAGGCTGTATATTGTACAAATTACCGGGTTTCGAGAATCCTGAAACTGAAGCATCTGGGAAACTGACCCAATTATTCGCAATTGTAGGCCCGTATATGTGAGTGATACCATCAGTTGCACCATTCCAAAATATGAATGTTGGTGGGACGCTGTTCGTTTTGCTGTTGTATACGGTTGGTGAGATGATTAGTCTGTTTGATATTATCTGGCTTGATCCAGCGGGATTAAGTCTGAATGCAGTCTCGTAGGTATCTGACACACAATTTGATATTAGGCCAGTAGAAGGCATATCAATGAATATCGAACCTGCGAGCATTGATTCTGTCCAAATCCATGAATGGCATCCCTCAATGATATTGCCTTCGGCGTTGTTAACCAAAAAGACATGGCAATCTTTGCCGAAACAATGACTAACAAAATTGTCTGTTGTATTTATTGATATCCCTGTTGCATTCGATGATGAGGATCCTTTGAAGTTTGAAGACGATAAACTGATTTCATAGCCTCCATCGAGTGAGATCCCTGTGTTTGTCACTGACAAAAACAAAAGATTCGTCAAATATACTCTTCGGGCCTTAACACTGACGCCAACATTTGCGTTTGCACAATCAAAATAAATATTGTCAAGCCTAGACTGACGCTCGCCTGCTGTGTCATCAGACAGGCAGTCAATGCTAAGCAAACTGTCTACTTGAGATTTTGAGCTTATTGTTGATCCTTTAAGATCAATATCGAACTTACCGGATATTTTTATTGGGCTGCTAATCACATACGATTTGTCCTTGTCAGATGTGATTCGTAGGCCATTCGAAGATGCATATGAGATACACTTTTGAATCGCTTCAGTGTCATCTTTTATACCATCGCCTATAGCTCCAAACTGGTTCAAAGAGATAATACCGTGTGTTGGTATTAGCTTTGCATACAAGCCATTCCCACCGTTTATTGGGACGTCTGCTTCTGAATCAACAACTTTGTACAAAGATGAACCGCCATCATTTACTGTTGAGAAACCGCTTGTTAATGCAAAGTCACCGTCTGCAAGCGTATTTGATGCTTTAAGGTCTGACAATGTATCAAATCTTGTGGCCATCCTATCCATGCGATGGCCTATAGTATCAAACGACCCATGGCCACCAGTGGGCGTCCTGGCTGCGACGATCTCGGATAACAGCTTGCCTCCTGGGTCAATGGATTCGATGATCTGTTTGTTTGCATTGACAAATTCATCCCATGAAGAATGAGCATCGTTAACCCACTGATTGTATTGATTGATAATATCATTAAGATTGGAAGCCCAGTCTTTTGCGCTCTCCTGAGTCATATCTGCTGCCTTTTCGACAACAAAGACAACATTAAAAGTTGATTGAGCACCAGATGAATCTGAGAAACTGAAATATGCAATCTTAATTTTGCCATCGACAGATCCCAACTGGCTTGGTACTTGATACGTGAATTCGCCACCAGATGCATCTACAATTGCAAATCCAGTCGTATCAGATATGACTGCCTTGCCATCAGCAGTGTTTGCCATGAATGACGGTGTAAGCCCACTAAGCGACACTGGAGAGCCATTGTCCATCAGCATGGCATCAATCACCACGGCGCCCGTTTTGTCTCCCTGCCGCAAATATACAGGCTCAGGCGCGATGGCATTTTTTGTGTCAAGAGTCACTTTGTACGTTCTGATTGCCATTGGGTATCAGTCCCTCCATTTTTTCCAAATCTCCATAAGTGTCTTTTGTATCAACGAGGCGCTGATCCTCAAATCCTCGGCGCTTGCCTTTGAGTTCCCAACCAAACGATGAATCAGGGCTGTCTGACGAAACGATGAAGTAGTCCTTGCCACGTTCAGAGACCCAGAAATGTGCATCACTGTATGCCGTCAAGAATACTTGATAGGGCTTATCAGTATTAATCAAATCAAAAACGAGCGGATCAATATCCACTCGCACTGTTTTGTCATCGCCCGTTTCGCTTTCGCCAATATCGCCTACATAGTTTTCTGCCAGCTCATAGGCGGGAGTCGCGCGAATACCGTCACGGGTAACCTGAGCGGCGTTCTTTGAGCCGTTGTAAACGTAAAAGTCGCCCCATACTTGCACCTTGTCTTGTTTTACCGAGAACTGGGCATTTTGGCCGCCGTCAGCGCTGACACTGAGTTTCTCATCGTTGTATATCCACATACCGCCGGGCTGTTTGCTGATGAGCGGCGACATTAGCGAACCGTACAAGTAATATTGGCGGTTGTCAGGCGTTGAGGTTTCCGGTATCTTGAAAATTGGCAAACTCATGCCATTAGTTCCTACTTGGTCGATACTGAAGTTTGAACCGAGCTGATTCCATATTGCGAACCCGTTAGGAATACCGGTGTTACTGTTTACCGTAGCGGTTAGCGAACCAAATTCACGATCATTTTTAATGACCCTTAGCGTGCCACTGGTGAGCGTTAGGGCGTAGCCGCTCTTACTTTCAGTCTTAAAGCCAACCCCTGAAATAAGATTGCCGAAGATACGTTCAGCGACAATACCGTCCGCGGTAATAGCACTCTTAAACGTCTTGCCACCGTCCGTTGAGATACCAACACCGGCACTATTAAAGATGACTACCTTGTTAGCGTCCGACTTGTCGATTGCGATGATACCTTGATCCGTGAACTTGAGTTCAGTTCGTGCGGAAAGCAAGTTATCTGTTGCAATCTGAACTTGAGACGTCAGCCACTCATTAGGTATCTGAGCCTTGCCGCTGGCAACGTTAGACAGCATAGTTTGCGTTGTCTTCTGTTGTTCAGCGAATGACAAGCTACCGCATTCTACTTCTGTGTCTGTTCGTGTTCCGCGAATATCGTAGTTGCTGGTAACCTTGATAATTCGTACTTTGTCGCTGAAATTAAGGTTTTCATCAATTACTGTGATATAGTCGCCGGGTTTTGCCATCGCGTATTTGTAGCCAACAGATTGCAAGTCAACAAGGTTAAGCGTTAGTGATATTGCCCAACTCTTGTCAACTTTCTCTTTCACAGCAGCAAGCAAATTGTCGGCAATCGTATAGCGCTCATCAGCAACCGGGACCGCTTCAATGGCGCCAAACTTAGGATAGTAGTAATTATATAGCGGAGACTTGTACTCAACTTCTAAACGCTTGCTTGTAGTGTCATTTGGTTTGCTGTATGCACCATACCCACGTCCATAGGTGGCAAAGCTTGTGTTGTCAGTCTGAATCTCTGCTGTGTCCAAATTGAACTTTTTACGAACGATGGTAGACAGATCAGAACCCATGGCTGGCACAACATGAACAACTGTGCCCTCAACAGAGAACTCAACATTTGCTTGATCGATGATGTTATTGAAGAGCGACAGACGGTCACTCATGCCCCAGTCTTGCTTTTCAAAAGCAGCAACCGAGGATGTGTTGTCATACGTGTAACCAGTACCAGCAAACAAAGCGTCAAGATAGCTGGCAAATGGGTGTGAACCATTCCATGTTTCATAGAACCCAGTCTTGCTCATCTTGTAGAAGAATGCCTGAACGGCACTGAATGCCACCGTGTTTTCTTTGTCATTCTTCGTGTATGTGACAACAACATACTCTTCGTTAAGAAAGGACAGTGTCCACCCTTTGGCGATGTTTGCCTTAACATCTTGGCCAAAATAGATTGTCCCAGATAATGACTTTTCGCCATTCACCGCATCAGTTTTCTCAATCTCGCATTGGGCCTGATATTCATTATTCTCAACGTCTGTGAATGTAATCAATAATCACGCCTCCTATGCGTACAGATTTTGGAAACCAAGAATCCGGACTGTGCCTGGTACATTGCAAGTAATTCGGTTAGGCTTATCCGGTTGCAAAATAAAATAGGCCTTGTTCGTTTTGCTGACGATACTCAGCCCATTCTGGGTGTAACTAAATCCATTCAGTAAGATCACATCACCAGCGGCAACAGCACTGGTTGATGTCAGATCAGTGTCATCTATTTTGAATGACAATGAGGATGCCGAACCAGTTGCAATGAATTGGACAGTGAACCCTTGCTCGAGCTGATTACATGGAACAGTCCCTCGGTATGGAACGTTGCTGCTAACATCAATATCGGCCGGTGGTGTTTCACCGTAAGGCAACTTCATCGTCTTAAATTCAGCAGTTAGCTTATACAAGAGTGTCCCATTGACGTTGCCAACTAGCTCCATATCAGGCGCTTCCGTATAGACGAGGAACCGCTTGTGGGACGGATAATCTCTCAACTTGTCATAGTAACCGCCAGACGTCTCACCCGGCCGTTCCATCGCCACACTGGGCGTTGTTTTTAGCTGGGTGATGTAATAACCGTCAGGATCAGAAAGCAGCGCATACAGCTTTTCACGAAGCATTTCTTCCTCGTCCATGTCGTCAGCACGGTAGTAACCGGTAATATTGATTGTTTTATCGGTATGCCAACCTCCAAAATCAATGTTCCCGTTGCGCTGGTCAAGCTGCTTGCTGTTTCGAGTGACAGATGGCGCTGACTCCTCGAATTCGGTTATCAGTACCTTATACTGGCTCAGGTAGTAGCGGCTACCATCTAGCTTTTCAACTAATAAATCCATGTACTACCCTCCAATCGGCCGGAAGTAGCTGCTAACGGCTGCGTCATTAGCGTCTGCTTCCTTGACCATGCTGTTAATGCCATTCTTATCAACGTTGTTTTGGACGTAGATGTTTGGTGTGATTCGTTCACTTGCATCAATCGACTGAGTGACGTCTCCAGAGCTGAATTGCGTGCCAGCCATGGACAAGTTGCCGATATTTGCCGACATGTTGTCAGAAATATCGCTTGCCATACCAGAAACTGTTTTTTGAACAGCCCCGAACGAATTTTGTAGTCCTTGATTCAAGCCACCCATGATTGCATTACCAGCGGGGATTAAGAGCTTGGCATCGTAGCTGATTGGGCCCTTATGCTGGCGAATCCAAGAAGCGATACCACCAACAAAGTCTTGAACCTTACCCCATGCGGCCTTTAACCCGCTGAAGAAGCTGTCCATGATAGCACGCCCAGCGTCAAGCAGATTGATATTCCTTAGTGCATTGAATCCATTCCGAATTCCATTCACAACATTGGACACAATCCCTGTAAAACCGCTCCAAACGCTTCTGGCGCCATTCACAATGTTGCTCGCGGCTCCCATTACAATTGATCTGATGCTACTCCACGCTGACGAGAAGAAGGAAGTGATGCTGCTCCACAGTCCAGAGAAGAAACCGGGAAGAGCATTCCATATGCCCTCTGCAGTGCTAACTGTGCCATTCCACAAACCAGATAGAAATGAAACGATGCTATTCCAAATGGATTCGGCAGTAGAAACAATGCCATTCCACAAACCGCTAAAGAATGAACCGAGCGCATTCCAAATTGCGGAAGCTCCTGAAACAATTCCATTCCACACTGACTCAATTACCGATGTGAATAGATTCCATGCTGTTTGGGCATAGGTTGTAATCAAATCCCATATTCCAGAGAAGTATGTGACAAGTCCAGTCCAAATTTGGCTGGCTGCCGTAACAATGCTCGTCCAGATAAGTTGAAGATCCGTCCCCAACTGTGTCCAACTTCCCGTAAGAAAATCTAGCACGATCAGAATAGGCCCCATAATGACAGCCTTTAACATGTTCCAAACGCCAGTGGCAATAGATACAATACCCTGCCAAATTGTCATCAAAGCAGGTCCAAACGTGTTCCAAATACCAGTAGCGACAGACACAATGCCTTGCCACAGTCCTGAGAAGAATGAACTGATTCCTCCCCAAACAGAAGTGGCAATATTAACAATGCCATTCCAGATTCCAGAAAGAAATGATGTTAACCCATTCCAAGCGCTCGTGGCACCATTAACAATGCCAGTCCATAAATTACTGAAGAACGTAGTTACTGAATTCCATCCATTTTGCACTCCTTTCGCAGCGCTATTGAATGTTTGAGTAATGCCATTCCACAGTCCGCTGAAGAATGAAGCGATACCGTTCCACATGCTCTTGAGTCCCGAAACAAACTCAGACCAGATCTTTTTGCCGGTTTTTGTTTGAGTGAAAAAGTAAACCAGACCAGCAACTACCGCTGCAATCCCAGCAATCAAAAGTACCCACGGATTCATGCCTAAGATCAATCCAAACGCTTTCCATACACCACCAGCCGTTTTTACGATAGTCCCGAAGTTAGTGACAACGGATATAACGCCTCTAATAGGGCCGATAATTTTAGAAAAAACACCGATAACGCTTGAAAATCCGCCGATAGCTAATCCAATTACTTTGAATGCCCCGACAGCTCCAAGGATCGCTACTGCAAATGATTTAACAATGTCGTTAGCAAACGCCGCTTTAACAATAGCTGCAACTGGCTTCAAAACAGCTACCACTCCGCTTAGAGCGCCCTTAACACCGTCAAAAATTGCTTTCCATGGTAAATTAGCAATAAAGTCCCCAACAGTAGTCATTGCTTCCATTGCTGCTACTCCGAAATCTGTAACAGCTTGTTTGATTCCGTTAAATATTCCCGACATTTGGCCATTACCGAATGCCGAATTGAAAGCATCTCCGACCTTTTGAGCAATACCAATTAGATTGACAAATGCGACATTGGCTAAGCTACCAACTAAGCTAAAAATGGTTTGTAAAACTGACCCGACTCCTTGAAGAACTGAGATGAGTCCGCTAATCGAGTCGCCCTTGCCCAGATTGCTTAGTTGCGTCTTGATGTTCAAAATCAATGACGAAAACGGAGAAAAGAATTTGCCAATTGATGCTATAACAGAATCAAAATTAATGGTGCCAACCTTGTCAATGATTCCGCTAATAGCTCCGACAGCGACTTTAGACATTGCTTGCCAAGCAGGCTGAAGCTTGTTTGCCAGTGTTTCCTGAAGGCCGTCCATTGCCTCTCCGACTGTCTTGTAACTCGTGGCCATCTTCTGAAAAGCCTTACTGTTGCCTGCCTTTTCTATACCATCAAAGAACTGCTGCGTGCTTACTTTTCCGTTTTGAACATTCTGAACCAGTTCTTTGGTAGTCATACCCATTGCTTTAGCCACAGCCGCCATACCTGCTGGAGTTTGTTCAAGCATTAGACGGAAATCAGCCCACTGTACCATGGGCTTGGCAGCCATTTGTGTGCCTTGATCCATCAATGTTTTCATGGCTTGCTTGGGATTATCAGTGGCAGCGGCTAGTCCGCCCATACCTTTAACAAGATTTCCTACTCCTTTTACACCTACTGATGCAAACTGTGCATAAGCAGAAGCCATGTCAGATGAACTATAAATGGTCTTCTGAGCATATGATTGTAAGGACTTTTCAATTGATGAAATCTGCGCAGGCGTCTTGCCCAAAAACTTCATATTACTCTCAAACGTCTGCCAAGCTTTGCTTGATTCGTTCAGTTCGGTGTACATGCCGCGAATGCCGTTACCGATTGCGGACATTGCCGAAGAGCCCACCTTGGCAGCCACGCCGAATAGCGCCCCCAGCTTGAGAATACCGCCGCCGCTGCTCGACAGCGTGGACTTGATGCCAGAGTTTGCTCGCCCCGTACTGTCTTGCATGTCCTTCATCGCTTTGGTGTAGCCGCTGATGTTTGCTGTGAATGTTGCTACTACGTTTGCCATTAGCTACCACCTCCAAATGCGGCATTGAGTTTCTTAATCATTTCGACATCAGGCTTTCTCTCTTGATTACCATTGCGTTTGAGTATTTTCTGTTCAGCTTTATCAATGTTTTTGTATCCGGTCTTCACTGACCGTTTCGGGTTCTTTGCGTTTTGAATATTGGCAATATTGACGGCAAGTTCCATCAAATCGCGGCGCATATCGACATCGCGCAAAAAAGACCCTTCTAACAGCGAACGGGCTTCCCACATATACAAACCGAATGGCATATCGGGATCATATATCCCGTGACGGGCAAAGTCGGTTAAGAGAGACTCTTCTTCATTGCGTCCAGGGTATCCTTGGTCGCTGCTTCTTGAATCTTCTCTTCGGCTGTCTTGTTCTTCTTGTCCGTCAATGCTTTCCCGTATTTTTCGCTCAAGTTCAGCCAGCGTTGTGCTGCGTGTTTGAAAAAACCAGACTCATGAAGCTCCTGTTCAACTTCTTTGAATAGTTCTTGCGACTTGCCGTCTTCTTCGGCCTTGTCGAGTGCGTCCATAATGTCATCATCTGTGTAGGACTTTGGCAGCAACACGCGTAATGCTTTGAACAATGCCATATCATCATCAGTCACGAATGCCAACCAGATTGAACTTGCGCCATCATTGGCACCTTCAGCAGAGCTGTACAGCTTATTTGCGCGGAACAGCGCGCGGAAATTGAACTTGGCTTCTACTGGTTGACCTTTTACCGTAATTTCTAACATGAATATCCTCCTAGATTATCGTCTCAGATCGGCCGCAGCCTACTCGTCTCTGTGTGTGATCAATTAAGCGTGCGAAGTGGTTGTGGTAGTAGTGGTTACTGCACCGTCAGCAAATTCACCTTGCTTTTCACCTGGGCGTTCGTAGTCGTACAGTTCACTAAGTGCTGCCACCTGATCGTCAGACAGAGGGAAGGTGCCGGGCGTACCGTCAGCGTTCTTGTCTGCTAATTTACCAATGATGTTCAAAGTGAAGTCCATCTCGGAGAAACTATCTTCATCGGAAATGTCGGCACTGTCAACAACACCATAACCAAACATTGCTGGATAAGCCTTGTGGTCGCCTTCAACAACTGCAAGTCGTTCATCAACAACGACACGCCATACTTTCACCTGCCGCCCATTGTGTTTAGCATCAATAATGATGTCGTTTGCGGTGTCACCAGGTACCATGTAGCTCGTTAACTCAATGCTGTCTTCGTTAGTTGACGCTGCTACAACGCGACCCATCTTGGTTTGTTCATCAAGAGAATCACCTTCGATACTTGTATCGCCGGACTCTTGGTGAGCCGGCAAGATTGCAGGACTACCAACGGGTGCTACTTTAGGATCTGTCGATTGGATAAAGTACCAAACGTCTTTGCCACGATAAGGGGTATCTTTTACATACTTAATGCCATTGTTTACTGGAACTGCCATTTTAATAATCTCCTTCTAAAGTAATGAGTAGCATACAACGACGTAGTGGTTTGCTATCGCCCATGCTTGTGTCGATTGAATTAGATGCCGTTAATGACTGCCATCGTGTCACTTTACTAAGCGACCATTTCACCTTGCGAACGAAGTTTTCCCATTCAGCCGGTGGAGTGTCGATACTGTCGTAGATATCAATCTGCTGACCAACGCTGGATAGCGTCCCCGTCTTAGATGACATGTCAGCATCAACATGAACGTTCACAAAAACCAGCGGTAATGTGCTCTTAGCGTCAGGCTGAACGAATACAGGGTTAATCCCGTCAGCAGTCAATTGAGTTTGCACATCTTCGTACCATTCAGAGAGTGTCATTTGAATTTGGCCGCCCCCTTCAGTTTGTCCATTGTCGTTTTAATGAAAATAGATTGGCCCCAATCAACAGCCGGACGCATAAATGGCTCAGCGTGCATTTTATACGTTCCAAATTCAACAAAAGAAGAATAGTCTTTCTCTGCCTCAATGGTGCCTGTGACTGAAGTCGAAGTTTTTTTAACAGGTTTCACATTTATGTTTCCCGCCATGACGCCCGTTCGCTTAGGTGCGATCTCTTTGGCCTTTGCCTGCACCTGGCCGGTAGTCGTTTTCATTGCTGAGGCGGCTGCCTCGATAGTTGCTTCAGCAGTAGCGCCTAGTTCCTCCATTAGCTTGTCTAGTCCTGACCATTTAACGTTAATCTCAGTCATTAGCAGCACCTCCAGACACGATGAATACGGTTGACTTGCGGTTAACGAATGTCTTGTTGATTGTCCATTTGACGCCGTCAATTTCGACTTCGTTCACAGGCTTTACTGGGTTCTTTACGTGTACTTCGTATGCCATGGTATTCACCAGACCGTATACAGACAGCTCTTGTGCACTAGTAATCGGGATTGTCAGGCAAGTGACCGTCTCACGCGTCTCTGTTGGCCTGTCATGCAACGGGTCAGCCGGTGGTGACTTCCTAATGAGGGTGATTCGATTGTTGTATCTCATACGAACCTCATTCCCGGTCGGCGGCTTTGCGATGACTCACGGTAGACGTCCAGCGCGTCAGCATACTTAGACAAATCTATTGCTTCCCATGTGTTGGATACGTTGCCTTCGGTGCCACTTTGCTTGCCTTCATCACCGATGCGGTTATACATCTTAACCACAATGTCCTTGATTACCCATGCAACTGCATCTGGCACATTCTGATTGACAATGCCATCTTGGTTGATATAGGTCAGCACACGTGCTGTGGCGTCATCGATTAGATCATTCAACAAGTTATCTTGCATTGTATCGGACAAACCAATACGTAGCTTTACACTGTCTAAAATCGCCATCATTTCACCGCCTTTACTGCTTGGACGTACTTGTATGAGCACTTTAACTTGTCTACGAAGCTCAAATCATCTTCAAATGGTGTGTGATTAACGTACTTGCCTTTGAAGAACAACCGTTTGTCTTCAGCCGTGACACCAGCATTGTGCATGATCTTGGTTTCATTCCATCGTTTCACGGGGTCAGTAGCCCAACAAAAATCGAGCTCATCACTGATGACGGGCCCGATATTGAAGTACATCATATTCCATAACTGCGACCACATTTCTGCGGTCCATTTCTGAATATTGCTGTCTACTGTTTGAAGATATTGCCATAGTCGGTTGCTGTCGACATATACCTTGCGCCAATATTCTGCGGTGGGGTGACTGATAATCCATTGAGCACCACCAGAATTATGGTTGATCGTCTCAAGCGAAGCTACCGTAACGCCAACAATATCAGCCATGCGTTTCAGGATTTCTTCTCCGTGTTCGCACTGCTTGATATAGTCAACACTGATATAACTCAACGTGTCACTACATAACCAACGATCAGGCTTTGCTTTCAGCTTGCGGAAGTCAGGCCGTTTACGGAAGATGACATCGCTATCAAAGTAGAAATAATCTTCATTCTCACGTTCTGGGTCTTCTGCAAGATACTGCCACCAAAGCCACGGCTTCACAGACGGTATATATTGCTTGTCTGTGCGTTTGTCGGTATACGTGTGTACTTCTACGCCATATTTGCTGGCAAGTGTTTCTGGCACCTTAGAATCATGCACAGTGAAGAGCAAAATGACATCTTTCATGTCGAACCCGACACTTTGCAGATTGGTTAGGCATACTTCTAGTTCCCATTCAAAACGCTTGATAGCGGGTTGACACAAAAAAAGTTTCATTCTGTCCTCCAATCAGCCGCCGGGATTTCCCTATTGTTAATTTCGATAGGCGACTTAGATCAATTAATTAAGCGTGTGAGGTGGTAGTTGTAGTAATTGGTTTTACCGTGGAAGTTGTGGTAGTTGCTGACGTCCCAGCAGTGAAGATTGCCTGACGGTTATCATCACTGATCCACTGACCGGCTTTACCAGCACCTTGAAGAGCAACACCAGCAAAGTTCTCGGATTGAATTGTCCGAACAACATTGATACCAGTGAATGCACGGCCAATGTTATCAGGTGCGAAGATGATAGACTTGCCAGCCATATAACGTGTAGGTGTCTTAGTGATAATGATGTCACGGAAACGCACGATGCCATTTTCATCAATATTAACAGCGGAACCCTTGGAGCTGGTTACCAGCTGGTGGTCGATGATTGCGTTGTAAACTTCGGCAGTAACGTATGCGCGCACTGGGACAACGACTTCAAGATCCGTGTAGCGTTCGGACGCCGCTTCGAATACCTTGTTGACATCATCAACCGCACCAAGATCAGCCGCAGCACTAGCAACCAAGTAAGCACCCAGTTTGCCGTTGAACAGCCGTGTCTTAGCCTGTGCTTGCAAGTTCAGGCGGTCAGCAACAGCAGAGTTCAGATCGTTGTTGACAGTAAGTTGGTCGATACCTTCGTTGAAACTCCAGCCGAAGGAATACGGGACATCGATGTCGCCATAGATAATTTCCTTCATTGGCCCGAAGCGGTTAGAGTTGCTGGTGCCGGTGCCAAACGCAACGTTAGGGTCAGTGTTGTAGGTTCCAACAGCAACCGGCACATCATTTGCCTTAACACTGAACGCAATCGCGTTGTTTTGAATGCCATCGAGTGCTTGCAGTGCACCGAATGTCGGGGTGAACGTGCTTTGCACACCGAAGACCGTCTGAATTAAACCGATGAATTGCTTTTGATAAGAGCGTACTGGTAAGTTGTTGTTTTCTGTAGCCATGATTAGCTACCTCCTATTTTTTGTATTGTGCCATGATTTTCTTGAATGGATCGTCAGCACCATCAAGGGCAGAAGCACCATTCTTAGGCGGGTCGGTTTGCAGCTTAGATTCAACCTGCTTGTTGACTGTTTCCTGAATAGACTTGCCGAGTGTTTCAACAGCCAACTTAATCTTGTCTGCATCACCCAAAGCAACCAGCGAATCGGCCAGTTCACCGGGCAATCCCTTATCGACCAACAGCGACTTGGTACTTGCAGATAATTCGCGCTGATTGAGTTCAGCCTCACGCTTGTCCAAGGCCGCTTGACGTTGTTTTTCCAGTTCTTGTGCCTTCTCATCGGCCGACATCTTAGCCAGCCGTGCGCCTTCGCTCTTGGCATCTTCGAGTGCCTTAGCCTGTTCTGCTTCCCACTTGGCCTTGGCTGTTTCAAGCGCCTTAGCTGCACGCTTATCGGCCTCACTGTCAAGCTGAGCCTGCGTATATGTGGTTGGTGCTTGAGTAGTGGCTTCGGTTGTCTCGACTTCTTCTTGAGTTTGTGTTTCTTCTGCCATGATGGTTCCTCCTGTTTAGCCCAAAACGAATAGACGTGCTAAATGACCCCAGCCACGCCATAAGGCCCAGCCACGATCACACGTCTATCACTTCACGCTATTATTTTTGAGCAGTTTAGGGACTTGCTCAGGTCACGAGATTACTTTTCTACGGGTTCGTAAGTTTCTTCAAAGATGTCAGGCTTGCACGGATAAAGCTCACCATGAACGCCTTTGATGATGTAATCACCATCCGAAACCTTCATGTCACCTTCAAGATTTTTGATAACAGGATTAGTAGCCATCATCCCACCGTCTGGTGCGACATCGCCATTAACCATGGGATAGGCTGTGTGTCTCATATAAACCCATTTCTCATAATCGAACTGAACAGCTTCAATTTCAACCGGCTTCTTACGATATTTCATTGCATTTCCTCCTATTATTCTTATGCTCGATAGTTGGCTGTCAGAATATTAGTAGCGATCTTGTGTGCTTCATCTTCGTCAGCTCCGTTTTCAACTGCTCGATCATGGGCCGTCATGTATAAATCAGTAGCCATTTTGTAAAGCTGCTTTTCATGATCATCCATAACTAGTCCCTCCATTGCAAATCTTGTGTATTTGCCAATGTCAATCTTTTTTTCTTCCATGATTTCCTCCTAATCATCGTCAACTTCATCGCCGGAATCATAAGCAGCCCATGAGCAAAGGCAGTTTGGGTGCGCTGGAATCATACCCTCAGCTTGCTTCAACGTGTATACTTCTCCGCTGTGTTGCAAGCAGATGTCACACGCTCCCGAGTTGATAACCCATACAACTTTCTTGTATCCAGCTTCACGAGCGTTTACAATGCTTTGATGTGCCATTACGCGGTCACTCTCTGTTCTGATGATACGGTCTGACTGATACTTCATGACACCAAACTTATCGCGAAGTGCAGGGCTTTGTGTAATTGGGTTGCTGTGTGTCAACAGTGCATTCTTCATCATCTTTTTGAGATCACTGCGCAAGGCGTCTTGATTCGACCAGATACGATCGCTCCATGTGGCGCCATCGAACATCTTATTGATCGCTGACAAATCCGCTTTGATATGCTTTCCGTAAATTGATGACCCCAGCTTGGCCGTCTGCTTTGCCAAATCTCCAAGAGTGGTACCGATGTAATCGGCAACCTTAATGGCAACGGCAGTTGAGTATACATAGGCGGCATATGACAGCAGTTCATCGTTGTTGGCAACTGATTTCTGCTGAACGCCTGCCGATTGCGCGTCTCTGTCAACTTTCTCTTTCAGTTCTGGATCGTAGTAACGCGAATCGTCAGCATGTGTGTAGTCTTCGTGTTTCTCGTTGAACGCATACCAGAATGCCATGAACGCGGCAGTATATTTGGCAACATCACTTGCTATCTGGCGGTGCTGCTTGTCTTGCTTGTCCGCGAACGCTTTGATCCGTTCCTTCGGTGTTTTCGTCATTGTTCGTCAGATCCTCACTGTAGTCACTATCGGCTCGTTGTTTGGCAATCATGTCAGTAACCTCTTGCGGGTCAGTGATACCGGGTGCGAATCTGTAAAGATATTCTTGTGGCAATGTCGCACCCGCAGCAACAAGCGCTTGAATCTGCGTGATGTCGTCTGTTGGCAAATTGTCGCGGAACGTGAATTGAATCGTGTTAGGATCCGTTTTCATGCCGCCTGAAACGCTTTGATCCAATGCATAGATGATTGAATATCGCCGATACAATGACTTTTCAAACATTCTCCGCTTGATTGCTGCCAATTCGACAGTGCCAAGTAGCTTATACTTCATTGCCACGCCGGACACGTTGGCTGCAAAGTTACTGTCTGTCAGGTCTGGTGTGTGGCTGAACTTGTGAATGTCTTCGGCAACGCGTTTCTTGTAAGCTTCGGTTCCGCTGACGTCATACTCTTTATTGATGTATTTTGCGTCAACGCTAGTCTGTTGGCCGTTTGCTGTCATTCGAGACTTTAGCAGCAGCATATTAGCGTCTTTTTGTTCCTTAATCAGCTCTAGTTTGTCCTGTGCGAGCTTTTTCATCGCCTCAGGATCATTGGGGTCGACACCGCTTAGAAGCGTACTACCGTTGAATAAGGCATCAATGTCGCCTGTGATGACCAGCAACGCATCATTCAAGTCTGTCATGTAGTTAGCAGTATCAGACTGTGCTGAGTCGTACAGGTCAATCAGTGAGATCACATGTTCAAAGTCTCCGGTTCGGAATCGATTGTTGTCATACTCAACAACGGGGAATACACGAATGATCTCGCTATGATCCAAGTACATTGCTCCGCCAACGGTAGTTGGCTTGTAAACGTCATGCTCTGTTGCTGTCCATGTTTCTGGGATAATGTCGATAATCGTCTTGTTGTTCTCGTCAACTAATTCAACTGAATGGTACCGAACAGCCATGATTGGTTGCGGATCAACATCAAGCGAGTAGATGACGAACGTGTCAAGCGGATCAAGACGAACGCAATGCTCAATTGAATCACTGCCATAGTAAACATACTCGTAAGCACGACCATAGCGTGTCATGTCAAGAAACAGATCATAGTTGAGCGCGTCCAGGTCGTTCACGCGCGTGATTTGATCAAGCCGCTGGTCATCTTTGTCAAGCTTCACATTAACCGGATTGCCAACAGAATAGGCCGTCTGGAAATCAGCAATGTACTTGCCAAATGAATGAACGGCGCGATGGTCTGACTTGCCAGTTTCAATGCGCCGTGACTGTGGCTGTAGAATGCCCTCGTTCTGTCCTTTGTAATACCGATCAAGCTTTTTAAGCCGTGGAAGCTGATATTCGTGATGGTGGAAAATGAACTTCATGATCCGATCTGGAGTGAGGTTCGTAATGTCTTCTTGATACAGTAAGTTTGATTCTTCAAATTGATCCATCATGTCACCCCAATCCTAGATTTTTGATTGTCTGAATGCGTTCTTGGTTGCTCATATAATGGCCGGCAGTTCTGAACATGAACGGCTCCATCGCATACCGTAATGCATCAATCGCATGGTTATTGGCATCGACTGGCGTGTTCGTCCAGTTATCGAATTTGTCTTTTGCGTAAACATACGTGTTGAACTCCTCAAGCAGTCCCTTAACTCGCGGATGAACCACAAAATGGTAAGACTGCATATACTGAATGCCTTGTGAGACGCTGTCTTTGCCCTTGCCAGCGCCTATGATGTTCGGCACACCATATACACCTGACAGCTCTGATATGAGCCTTTGCTCGGCACTATCAGCCGTTATCTGCAAGCCGTAGCCTTTGTGTTGTCCAATAGCCTCAGCAATCTGCTGTGTCAGCATTCCTTGCTGATAGAACTCATCGTAGATGTATACGACTCTGTTCTGCTGATCGATTGCCATGAACTCGCCTGCTGTCGGGTCGTGTTTGTACCCGAAGTCAAGGCCAACGGCTTTTGGCAATGCTGCAATATCTTCCATGCTGAAGTCACGCTGCTCGAACAGTCCATCAAACACAAGCCCTTCTGCAATGCCCCAGTCACCGTATACAGCAACACGGGCACGGTTAGGATTGCGCTTAATCATATCTTTAAGGCTTGCGATATAATCATCGTCAAGGTATGGGTTGTCCTCGTATGTGGTCGTGAACGACTTCGAGCGTGGGTTCTTTGTGTCTTCATCAAAAAACTCACGTTTAAGCCAATGCTGATCACTCCACGGGTTGAACGTGATGATCGACTGGTAATAGCCATCAGGATCACTGATCTCACCACGCATAGTTTCTTCAACGGTCTTGAATGCGTCTAGCGATTTCAGCTCATACGCTTCTTCCCACCATGCACGAGCAAGAACGCCGGTAGTTGGTTGCAATGAAGTAACTGCCAACGGCTTATCCATGCCACGAAAAAACACCTTCTGGCCGGTTGGCTTAAAGGCGATCTCTAGTGGTGACAACGTGAACTTGAACAGGTCGTAAACGCCCAGCCGGTTTGCTGCTTGCTGGATGGTTGAGTATGTCGAATCCTTGTTCGTATACGCATATTGGCGAAGCACGATCCAATTGACGTATGGGTGCAAGATGATCTGCATAATCACATCCTCGGCAACAGAGAATGACTTGCGCGATCCACGACTGCCTTTGTATGTCAGGTAACGTGTTCTGTCATTGTAAAGCGGTGCATAAGCTTTAGGGACGATTGAATCCAGATCGATATTAATCTGCACTGTCATCGCCTCCGTCTTGATGAATTGGCTTGATGTTGATTGTGATGTTGCTGCTGTCTTCGCTCGTCTCACGTTTAGCCTTAGCTTCCATGATGTCAGCCTCAGCTTCAGACTTGCGAACATCAGCCTTAGTTTTGGCAATCTGCTGATCTTCTAGTTCCTTGCTTGAGTTCCTGAGCATGCCCTTATACTTCAAGTACAATTCAAGCGCTTCAACCTGCTGCTTAGGCCCCGGCGAATATTTCATTGTCGTGTCTTCTAGCATCATCTTTTTAATGTTGTCATATGTCGAGCTTCTGGCAGTGATCTCACGGCCCATGCCAATATCAAGCAAGTGGATAATTGCCTTATCAACATCGAGATCAGCCTTGCGTTCAATCGGTTGCAGTCGCCGTTTCATGTAAGCTTGAATTTTAGGGTTTTTTAGGGTTTTCGCTGCGTTAGCCCCAATGTTGTGTGGCGAATATCCAGCAGCTCTCGCAGCCTCTGTAGCGTTGCCTCCGTTGGTAAGATAGGCATCAGCGAATGCTTTCTGCCGCTTGCTTAGTTTCATCACATATCACCACACCTCCCGCGCTTTTTCTTGTCTTCCTTAGCTTTCTTCTGAGCTTCCTCTTTGGCGAGTTTCCCGATGATTGAGGCCTCAGTCTTCGACATGTATCCGAACTTGGTCATCACCATTTGAGCCATAAAATCACCTCACACATAGTAGATGGCCCTCGTGTCTCTTCGCTTTATAGAAATCCTGTAATACAGGTTGCGGCCACCAACCTTTGCCCCACCACATGGCCTTTGTGCAAGATTCTTGCCATCTGTAACTTCCACAATCTCAAATTGATCCGGATTGTACTTATCCAGGAAAGTTATTGGCACACCCATCACACCGTCGTAGTCACTTGGAATTGCATCAGTAAAAGGAACCTCGATAGCGTCATAATTATCATAATGTGCATACTCGTGGCCACGCACTTGCTTGTGCTTGCTTAATTTAATGTTATCAGCCATGGTCATGAGACTAAGAGGCTGGTGACGACGTCCGTAGTTGATATTCGTGAACCAACGCACACCCTTTACTCGAATATACTTATTTCCGCTGGTATCTATACGATAGCCAGAGGCGTTTAGAGGATAGCTTTTTGGAACCATGAACTCACGATCACCTGAATGAATAGATTCACCGAGCCAAATATTGTTAGTCATAATAAGTGGGAAAACCGACTTGTAGGTTATAGCGTTGACGTTGCCAATTATTGAAAAGAGCTTTTCATTAGGATTTACCCAAGCAAGAAATTCTCGGAACAGTGAAAAAGGAGGATTGGTGATAATTATGTCAGCTTCGTTTCGTAAGTCGGTAACTTCTTTGCTTCGAAAGTCTCCGCTTCCATCTAGTTGTTTCTTATCAATCCCCGCTTTTGTGAAAGCAAGCTTCTTGCCATGTGCATTCATCCTGTAGGAAGTAGCAATTAATTTTTTCAATCCAAAACGCCTAAAGTTAGATACAAAGTATTTAACAAAATTTGAACGATCAGGATCATCACAAGGCAACAGGATTGTCTTGTCTTGGAATACAGTGGGATTGAATTTTACGTAAGCGTTCATCTCAGCTTCAATATCTTCATATTGCGTATAAAACTCGTCATTCTTATTATTTTGTGCGTCTTGCAATTCTGCGTTTTTAGACATAATAGATCGCCCTCGTGTCATGATCGCTGTATTCGACCAGCTCAAACGTTTTGTGAGCAACCACGCCAATATCATCAGTCCATTTGTCGGTTGGCTTGCGTGTCGATACTTGACGCTGAACGAAGCCTCCCAAGTCTTTACTCATCTCGCTATGAAGGTGACCGGTGAACAGCTCGCGGTTCTGCGCTGTGCCTAACATGAAGCCGAACTCATCAAGATACTTCGCAAGGTAGTTGTTTTTGCCCTTGTATCCGTGAGTGGCACCAATGAAGTTGCGGCCTAACATTGCACCTTTGTAATGCTTCAGTGATATATCCCAAGCGATGTTCGGCTGGTTGCTGTAGGCACGTTTCAATAGACGTGCAAACATATATCCAACTGACGGGTCGTGGTTACCTGGCGCATACATGACCTCACACTCATTGGCATTCTTAATGATTGCTTCAATCAGTGTCTCGAAGTATTGCTCCATTTCGTTCACAGTCTCGCCTAGGTCAGTTGTTTCGAGCTGTGTGCCCTTTGCTGTGGTTGAGTTGATATTGTCCACGTGAGCTAGATCACCGCCCAGAATGAGCAATATTTTGGCGTAGTGGCCGCGTTGAATGATCTCTAGTTGCCGCTTCAATGATTCGGCATAGATGTCGAACGTGTGACCGTTGAAATGCGTGTCGAAAGCAGGAATGACCAGATAGCGTTCTGATTCCACAAAAATAGGAGCCTTGGCTTGATACGGCTCCTTGTGTGTGATGATGTCATTCATCAATGATTCATATTGTTCTGCTTCAACTAACGGCCTGATTTGTATCTTGCTTTGATACAATGTTGCTTCAGGTGTCTGCTTCCAGAAGTTGCTTGTGGCACGTACAAGCTCCCACTTGGTGTAATCGTACCCGTGAGCTTCCAAAACCTCTCTAGGCGTCATTTTGTGACCCCTGACAACCTTTAGAATGGTTTCACTGGATTGCGTGCCGTCTGAATCGTATTCATTCTTCAATGGCTTTTGGAACTCGATACCAAGCCGTCTTGCTTTACCCTGCAACGCATCATAGCTAATTCCGAGTTTGTCGGCTGTCTCGCGTCTTGTAAAGCCTTCAGAAGCGAGCTTCCTAATGTCACCGATCTGTTCATCTGTCCACTGCATCTACTCGCCTCCGAAAATATGTATAAAAATAGCACCTCACATGAAGTGAAGTGCTGCGATTTGCTCGCTCTCCCAGTGTCAGATGGGGTCATCGCAAGCTGTGTCCGGTCGCTAAACTGGACAATGTAGCATGTGGGAATCGAACCCACCTGACTATCACGGCCAGTCCTCATTGCCACGCCTTGCCACAGCTTTATCATCACCATGGCTCGGAGGAAAAATGTGGTGTCTCAGGTTTCTCACCTTTGGCACAATACCATCATAAGGGTTTCCGTTTTTAGTTCGCCACTCATTTATCAATCAATTAATCCTCAAATAGTCCTCATTCATCGATCATTTATTGCTCACTACTTTTTCTGGGTGTGACGCCAAAGTACCAGGCCGCTGCTAACAACGCATTTTTCTTTCTGCGTGTGTAGGTTGCTGAAGATATATCGAGAATATTCATTGCATCACCGTCTGGCGTGTCTGTTTCGGGTCCATCGCAATAGCGCACCCTTAATAAACGCTGATGTGATTGTTTCGGCATCGACGCAATGCAATTGTCGCACCAGTCGCAGAACTTACGCGCTGATGCTTGTCTCTCCAAACGCTGCTGTGCATACATAGGACGCTGAACAGTGCTGGCAGAAGTACCGTCTCCCCATGCACTGGTGATCTTTGGATTGACTGGCGCTTTTATGAATCCGCGCTCTGCTCGGTATTTATTCAGGATATCTTCGACTGCTTCCCGATCCTTTTCATCGCTAATTGATAAAAGCTCCATCACAAGCGCCACCCCTTATGGTATAATTATTTTGCGGATAATTAATTGTCAGGTGTGCCTTCGTGGTGCGCTTTTTTATTTGCTTTCATGAGGTCGAATGAGTTCCCATGGATCAATCCCAGCTCTATATGCGATTTTGTCCAAAGTGTTGAGTGAAACACTGCCATTCCCAGAGATTGCATATTGAAGCGTGGTGATGGGTATTCCGATCTCTTTTGCATATTTGGCTTGTGTCATGTTCAGATCGTATATATTCTTCCTAACGTTTTCGGCCAATGCTCGTTTGCTGTCCAAGCTGTTCATCTCCTAATGTTTTACCCAAATGCGGCCTTCCAGAGTACCTTTACAACCCAGCAGCCCATAAGAATGAAAACTGCTGTCGTGAATGCACAGCCCACGAAACAGCCACCAAATATTCCAACCTGTGCAATCCTTTCTGGCTTTGACTGATGGTCATTAATCATTCACTTTCCTCCTCATGTGGCTCATATATGTCAAGATCAACGTCTTCATATGGAAGCACAAAACCTTGAACAATACTTATTTTCGTTGTTCTTGACCCGTCTTCATCTTCCGCTCCTAAAATTGCTATCATTTCATTTGGCAACGGAGTTACACTCAAAAAATCGTCTTCATTAACGTTGATTCCAGACTTCTTAGCAACTTCAATTGCTTTTCTAAGCTGTTTCGAAACCCAGTCCATCGTATCCACTTGTTTGTGTTCTTTCTTCATTTCATTTTCCTCTTTTCCAGTTAGCCCACATCCACATTGCAGCACCTGAGATTATCAGCATGACGGCAATCATTCGCTTTGCTTCCAGCTGCGTCCGCACATATGTGGTTCATGGCAGTATAGGCAGTACGTGTCGCCGTCACTGGCCGCAGCGTAACGGGCGCTTAGGTCATCGTAGGCCATCTCCCAACTACTACCCTGCTCGCCGAACTCTTCCAATGCTCTCAATGCGTCCTCAAATACGTCCTGTTTAGTTTCCTTAGTCATGCTCAGGCACCTCCACCTCATCGTTCTCTTCATCATCTTCATAGTCAGCAATTACCAGTGCTCCACCATATCCATAACCATTGGCTGGAGTCATATAGGTTAATTTTGCTTTTGAATGTGTTTTAAGTAAGCGGTTCAAGGACTCAATTTCATCGTGCGAATATAAGCTGAATACCTTAATCTTCCTCGTCATTGCCTTCCCTCCAGCAGCTGTTTGTCCTCAAAGATGTTTCCGATGACCTCACGACTTGTAATCTCGCTAAAAAGCTCAATTGCCTCTTGCTTTTTCTCATTTTCAATTAGCCAAGATCCTTCCCGCATGATTACTTGCCCAATCATCGGCTCAGGATCTCCAATATTGTCTTTACCGGTGCGCACGATATCGCCTTCGTAGATTTCTCGCCCGTTCTTGTCGTGGAGGCCGGTGTACTGCATCAAATGGGCTTCTTCGTCAATTAGTTCAATGCCATTTTTGCCATCATCAGCAGTTACCCAAATACGGTCATCAATATCCCATTCAATATTAATGACTGGATACATTTTGTGGTTGTGACTGCTATACGCTCTGAACTTAATCTCTCGTTTCATTTCTCCGCCACCCTATCTCGCGCTTCCATAAGATCGAATAAATAGCTTTGCATGCGACGTTTATTGAAATCATAATTTGCTTGATCATCTTCTGGATAGCCGCATATCTGAACAATTGTCCTAAGACCACCAATTTCGTAATTAACATCTCGCTTAGTGTCGTACATTTCAGCGTAATCAGCCCCCCAAGAGTCCGCAACTTTAGGCTTGATGTTAGGCCAAGCATTATCAGCGGCTTCTTGAACTGCTTTAAGATATTCCTCTGCTTTGCCAGCAATCTTAGCTTTTGCATCAGCATATAGTTCAAACGTGATTTCAGAAATTGGATAGATGCTAATGGTAACTTTATGCGGACGGCTCATGATCTTAATAAAGCTACCGTTATCTAGCTCAATGCTTTTAGTCTTCTTCATTTCTCTGCCTCCAATTTCACGATTTCGCCGGTTTCCTTGACTTTCCATACGCCAAGAACCCATGCACGGGCAAAAACATCTGAATGGCGCTCATTGTATAGCCATGTAGCAATGTCTCCGCATGTGTAATCCATCGCATCGCTTACATTGTCAACACCGCCTTCGCCTTTGCACCACCTGATGTGTTCACTAACGTCTTTCGGAATCACCGGCAGATCATCTGGCAAGGCGGCAGCATAACGCTGTCTTGCCTCACGCACAGTTTCAGCAGCCAATGGGTCTTTAAGCGCCTTTATCATTTCAAGATAATACTCGAGCACGTCCCGCTTCGTCTCATTGCTCATCGCGCGCCGCCTCACCTAAATATTCCATAACCTCGGCATGGTGGTCGTGAAACCAGCCATAAACCACGTCAGATAGCTGATTGTCTCTTAGTAGGTCTTCGATGAAGTCTGTGTCGTCAAATACCAGCTCCACCAACTCGTCAAAATTGTCATCACATAGCTTGTCGAACTTTTCTTCACTCATCGTCTTTCTCCTTTTTGATCCTCACGAACCCCGCAAGCTTTCAGAATGCGAATGCGATCGGCGTCAGTGATGTCAGCGGCTGATCCGTGATTCAGGACAGCTTCCCATAAAGTGCCACTGGGGTTTTGCTTGAATATCATCTCAATGAAATCAGGGTTTATCCAGTCACCGCTTTCAAGCTCAACGAATGCCATCGTCAGTCACCTCCAACTGTTCCCTGTTGTAATCGATGATGCGTTGATAGTTGTTATGTGCTTGCCACGCGCAATCATACAGACCACACAGATCGAGCTTGTTGATCGCATTGTTCGCGGCATCGATGGCCTTTTGCGCAGCGTCTATGTCAGCTTTAGTCGTCATCGTCAGTCACCTCACTGTTCGCTGTACTCACTGCAATTCGTTCAATGTCGGCTTTTGTTACACCAACGCCAAAGCGTTTTGCTGTTGTAAAGCTATTTTCATTTGTGATCACCGGCTTCTTGAAATAAGCCACCATTCCATCACTATCGACATACGCTAATGCCGCTTGGTTTAGCAGATACCCGTTGTCTAGCTTAATCATCATCATCAGTCACCCCTTTAGATTCAACGATAAATGCGTGTATAGGCAAGGACAACTCATTGCCGTCCTTCAGCTCGACGATATAGCTGTACCCATCACTGTCAGATAGGTCTCTGATGCAGTCGATGCTAACAACGTCACGGTCTGAATGATGCTCAACTAAGTTGTATTTTTTAGATGAACCGTCCCAAGCCTCTCTGAATTTTGGCTCATCGTATGGGTGCCCGACCTCAATTATCCGTGTTGTCTGAAATACGCTTCCGTCATTAAGGTTTTCATCGTGATCCATCAAGGATAGGCTTTCTAGCCTGATTATTTTATTGCTCATCGTCAGTCACCTCTTCTTTTTCGCAGTCTTGCAAGCCGTAATGCGCGATCTCTGATTCAGCGAATTGAGCAAATGACCTATTTTCGACGTCATTAGTAAGAATCCATGATATGGTTCCGGGATAAACCGAAGATCGGTACGCTTGAGCAAACTGCTCATGCTTTTGCTTACCGCCAAGCTCCTTATATACCAGATATTTCTTCTCCTTTGCCACGGTGTAGCCGTTCTTGATTGCTTCAGACAATCTCTTGATGTCTTTTTTATATCTTGAAGTGAATAGATATTGAAATGGGTCATAGACGTCCGCATACGTATTCGCATTAAGCAACGATTTAATCGCTTGTGCCTCGTTCGGACTGACGACAACTTTTTTAGGTTCCTCAATCAAAGTGACAACGTGGCCGCCATGGTCATGGGCCACACATTCAGCGACTTCCTTGCCAGCTATAGCCGCTAGATTCATGGTGTTTAGTTCCCAGAAGCCGTCTTGGTCTTCAAAGTCCCAGTATTTCCCTTTATCATCTTTCACCGCGTACAGTTTTTCTTCGCTCATTTTTCGTCCTCTCTCCCGTAAATATTCTTAACAAGTGCCACAGCTTTCAGATTGGCATATTCGTTTACGTTACCGTCCACATAATCGCCCATAGAAAGCAGCTTTTCTGCACGTTTTAGTGCTTCTTCGTAATTCATCTTTTTTTTCTTTGGTTCTACGGGCACTAGCTTGTAGTCCACATCTTCGTACATGACGCCTACAACCTTGCCCGTTTCTTTGCTGATGTAGATATCATCGAACGTGTCGTCTCCTATTTTCATTGGTCGGCCTCCTCAATTTGAACGATTGCTTTAAATATCGGCAGTATTTGCTGTGGCACTACCGCATTGCCTAATGCTTTAAGTCTGTCCACCCCTTCGGAAATCCCATCATCGTTTCTTGGAATTCTGCGGCTTGTACTGGAGAGTACTCGAGCGCCTGAAGCAAGTATGTGTCGCGCATTGTTCCAGCGTGCCGTTTGCCCTTCTTCGGCATTAGTCCACGGTGCAAGCTCCCAATCACGTCTGCTTTGTTTACCTTTTTCCATGCAAACCCGTCGCTTGCTGTCGGCGTGGGCAACAATGAATGTTCTGAGCCGCTGGTGCGGGGCATTGACGGCACAAGCTGGAAGTACAAATGACCGCGCTTGGTAGCCCGCGCCTTCCAAGTCAGATAGCGTGCGGTCGAGTTCCATGTTTGCGAAGTTAGCAACATTTTCTCCAACAACCCAAGTTGGCCAGATTTGCTTGATAATTCTAAACATTTCTGGCCAGAGATCGCGGTCATCTTCCTTGCCTCTTCGCTTCCCGGCAATACTGAAAGGCTGGCAAGGGAAGCCTCCGGAAACAATATCAATTGAGTCAGGGCTGATTCCTGCATTTGTGAGTTCTTCTCGATCAAGTTTTGTCACGTCCTTAAAAAGTGGCACATCTGGCCAGTGTTTTTTCAAAATCATGCGCGGATAGTCTGCGTACTCACACAAACCGGCCACTTCAATGCCAGCCATTTGTTCAGCCAATGCGATGCCACCAATTCCTGCAAATAACTCTAGCGATCTCATTAATTGGCCCCCTTCAATCGATCTCTTCGACTTCAACTCTCGGGTTAGCTTTGTCAATAAAGAACCGATCTCGCAGTTCTACAATGTGATCCCAGTTGTCGTTTTCTAAAAATTCAGCCTTTTGCATGCCGTCAAAGATAAACTTGTGCTGAAACGCGATGTTGTCCGGGTCTGTTCGCTTGTCATACCAGTACCAGTCGAAACTTAGGGGTTTTCCCCATTGAAATTTCACGCCCTGATTCATCGCTTTTCTCACAGCCAACATTACCGTTTCCGTTGCTTGTTTCTTGACTTTTGCTCCGCCGAACATATTGCCTCGTTCAACCTTGATGTACTGGTTAAGAGTCATGAGGGGCAATGGAATAATGATCCTATTCACGATGGCTTCACGTCCTTCAGATAGTATTGACGTTGCTTGCCGTCAACCATCTCAACCGTTGTGATTAGCTCTTTGGGTGTCTTGCCATCAAAAGCAACTGGCTTGTTGATGTCTTGGCTTGCACCTCTGGCGTTGTATCGCTCGATTCTGATGATTCGTGCCACACTGCCGAGATCACGTACACCCATGAATATTCGATCAGGCACCACAACCAGATCACCGACCATCATTTTTGCTTTAATTGCTTGCATTTGAAGATTCCTCCTGTAGTTTCTTGTATTCTTGCTCGCTAATTGGCTAACGACTCGCAATCTCTTCATGGCCGTTGTTATGGCGTGGCAGCTTGATCTCAAATTCATCTGCCACTCGCTTCACGAACGTTGTTGACTTCCCAATCCGTTTTGCAACGTCAATCAGTGTGTCACATTGTGAGGCCGCTTCTGCAATTCCGCGCGCGTATTTGGCACGGGCTTCTTTTCGCTTTTTTGAAATCTTTTTAAGGCCGTTGTTTACTGAAGTCTTCAAAATGTCGCTGTCATCAATACCGGAAACCGCACGTTTCTCGATAATTGCTTTCTTTGATACAACGATCAGGTTATTGAACTCTTGCTTCTCGATTTTTGAGAATGCTTCGCTTTTTGAGATGTCTAGCATTGCTGAATTTTCGTAGCGCTTAAGCAGTTCAGCCTTGAAATCGCGCCACACTTTGTCGCCCTGTTTGTATAAACGTACTGTTACTTGTGTCATGCTTTTCCCTCCTGCTTAAAATGGCAAATCATCATCTTGGATGTCTATCGGCTGGCCATTATTAGCAAACGGATCCGTGGTATTCGCTCGTGAAGCATTTGGAGTCGTTTGACTCGCGTTTGTGGTCGCTGTTGCTGATGCATTGGCTGTTTGCTGTGATTTAGGGCTGTTCTGAGACGCCTGTCGTGATTCAAGCAAAGCAAAATTCTCAACGATTACCTCGGTCACGAACACTTTCTGGCCTTGCGCGTTATCATACGTACGTGTTTGGATATGACCTTCGATGCCAACCAAGGATCCTTTTTTGGTGAAGTTTGCAAAGTTCTCAGCCGACTTGCGCCAGATCACACAACTGATAAAGTCAGTTTCTCGTTCTCCGTTTTTGCTCTTGAATTTGCGGTCAACGGCCAGCGTGAATGATCCTGCCGCCGTGCCGCTTTGCGTGTAGCGCAAGTCAACATCTCTTGTCAGTCGGCCTGTTAGTGAGACACTGTTTAGCAATATGCTTCCCTCCTAATTCTTTTCGCCCAATGCTCGTAGCTTTTGCAATTGCTCAGCCAATTTGGCTCTGTCTTCTGCGGACACTTTTTTGTGTTCTGGTTTGTAACCCGGTTCAGCCCAATCAGGCAATTTCTCATTCCGAACTGGCTTTCCGTAACGGCGCTGAGGTTGATTCGTTTTGCGTTCACTATCGTTTGCTTCGACAGCAGCAACCGTTAGAAGACGCTTGCTTTCCCAGTTTTTCAAGATGCCGTTGACGTACTTGTAGTTTCTGACATTGCTTTCAACTGCAGTCCGCAGCGCATTTAGAACTAGCTTCTCAGGTTCAGGTGATCCTGCTTTTCGCATGTCATCGACCCAATCAACAAGGCTTTCTCTGTTGAACGGTGATAGTTGTCCAAACCCGTTGCCTTCCCAGAAATTGCAAATATCAAGAATTGATGATGACGACGATGACGGTTCTTCAGTAGGCCTCTCTGCTGCCTTTACTGGAGCAGTAGTCTGTTGTCGTTTAGTTTTGTCTAGTTTAGTCTCGTCTTGTTTAGTGTATGTGCTACTGTGTTGCCTACTAGGTTGTAAACTACCTTGTAAACTGTGTTGCCTACTAGGTTGCCTACTGTGTTGCCTACTATTTGACACACTGTCATCAGCTTGACTACTAGGTTGCCTACTATCTGACGTACTAATTTTTCGTGAAATATCGATGACTGAGTAGGTCGTTGCCTTAACACCGTTAGTTTGAAAATCTATCAGCCCTGACTGTTTTAGCGCGTTACGGGCTTTGACGATGCCCTGACGGCTTAAACCAGTCAACGTTTCAAGTGTTCGATTCGGCATATTGAATTCGCTTGGCCAGCCTAGCTGGTTACATTGGTAAACCAGCCCATGCCATAATGCTATCTGTCCTGTGCTTAGCGGATTAACGCTTTGCTGAATGTAGAACTCTCGAATTAGCTTGAATAAATCCATGCGGTGAGTCACCTCCTACTCGACTAGTTCATCCATGCTGATAATTGTGGCGACTCGTTTAGTTGCCTTGCAGTAATCACAGGCCTCACATCGATGTGGCCGCACCTGACCGGATTTAACCGCCTCAACGTGTTCGGTGCTGTCCTTGATCTCTTCCAGTGCCTCGTCCATCCGGTACTGTGGCACTTCGATGACGGCATGGTCGGGTACATCTTCCTTGGTCACGGCAATGATGAATGCTCGTGGTCGCGTTCCGTAATTTTGGTAAATCAGCTCCTGATAAACCGCCATCTGAAGCTGATAGTTATAGGCATCAACGAAACTGGTTGGCTGACGTTCTCCTGGTTTCCAATACTTCTTGTGAAGCGACTGTGTGGTCTTCAGATCCAAAAAGAATGACTTTGTGGAGTCGAAGCAGTCCAGCTTGCCCATCCACTCGACCCCAAACAGATCACCGGTCATGATCTCTTCTTTTTCGCCCTGATAAAGTCGTTGAACATTCTCATCAGCTTCAAGCGTGGCAATCATCGCATCAGCTTGTTTATACGGGGCTTTCAGTTGTCCTTTTGATGATCCACGAGTTGAGAACATCTCTGGGTGTCCTTTGATAAAAGACTCATGAGCTTGCTTGGATTCAAAATAGCTGTGTAGATAGTTCCCAACCAGCAAGGCAGTCGGATCACCTCTTGGTGTCCATTTACCTTGTAACTCGGCCACCGCTTCTGCTTCGCATGTCAGAAACTTCTTAAACCAGGTAGCAGACTGATATTTGAAACTGGTATCCAGTGAGTAATAATTATCCTTATTGACCGTCGAAAATGTCTGGTTGTTTTCCTGCATTTGGGTCGTGGGTAATGTCTGGCTTAAGAGCATCTGGCTTCACCTCCGATTTTGTAGCGGGTTCAGTGGGAGCATTAAGTACACTTTCAATCGAATTGGGGTCGTCTTCCGGAGTGACATCCTTGATTTCTGTATCTACTTCAACTGGTTTCTCATCAGCGGTAACGGCACTCTGCATGTCGGTTGTCATTGGGCCCCACTTAGTCAGCAACGATTTGATTACTGTCTTCAGGGCCATAGCCTCGTAGTTGTCTTTCCAAACGCCCTTGGGCTCCGTGCCACCACCGGATTTGCTGAAACGCTTGCGGTGATCATCGACTTGCTGATATGTCCAATAGACCATCTTTTCAAAACCGTTAGTCAGTTTGAACGATGCGGCATAGCCAACCGGTTTTTCGCTTGCTTCGCGATCATGGAAGTTCGGCGTGTATTCAAGTTCCTCTGTTAGTGGGTTCCAGCTCTTGAACTCATCCTCATAAATTGGTAAAGCAGTCAGGCGCTGATACCGTCCTGATCGTTGAGCTAATTGGATATAGCCTTTATAACCAATCTGTGGCTGCGCCTGATTCTTGTATGGAACGATGTAGACAAATCCTAGACTTGGGTTAACCGGAAGATCGAGCGTTGCTGCTACCATGGCCGAGTTGATAACGCTTAACTGATCAACTCTGGCTAAGCTTGGATTAAGGCTTACCGCGCTGGCAATCGATGACAGAAACTGTGGTGCCCGTTTGTCCAGAAGCGCTGCAAACTTATTCTTAATGGCATCTGTTTCAATTAATTTCTTGACTGGCATCTTAGCCAGATCGTATTGATTGCTCATTTGTACTCCTCCTGTTTTCTTGGCCATTGTTTGAATCCACGTTCTTTTAGAAATTCGAGGATTGAAATTGGATCTTCTTTTCCGAACAATGTGTTGACAATCGCTTGGTCACTGAAGTAATCAGATGGATCGCGCAAGACCCGATGGTAGAACCAGCCAATTCCATGCTCCACAACTTGACCGCTCAAATAGGAAAACTCTTTTCCTTCATTAAATGCGCCATCAAGTGGAGAGGCATACCGGGACTGGTAAAACCAAGGCTTCGTACGATCAACATTCCAGTCATCAGCCATTGACAAGAACTCCTCCGCCTGCTCCATATCCATATCTTTGGGCAAGACGGTACCGTGATAGGATTCCCAATCAGCGATAGCTTTATCTTCAAGTGCTTCTCGTCGTTGGTACTCGTTCAGAACCGCTGTGTTGTAATCAAGCATGGTCATTAACCGCCTTCCGTGATAAACTTAAGTTATAATTTAATGTGCTAAGTTTTTGACTTCCCGTAGTTGGCGCTACGGGATTTTTTTGTGCGCATTTGTTGAGCATCCGTTGACTAAGTTCGAACATCCAAAGCCAACCGTGATCGCCGTGGCCTTTGTAAATCACGTTCTCGGATTGATCATGAATGTCTTGCCAATATGCCTTCGTATCACGCATAGTTCTTCCTCCTAACGTGTCCATTGTTTCCACCCGCCCACTGCTGTTGCACCGATCATGATGCCAGCCAGAGCGACAAGCAGATATTTCCAAAATGCTGATGATGGGTCGAACAGCACCGACATAATCGCTTCTAACATCGTTAGTCCTCCGTGTATGTTTCCATGAACTTGTCAACTGCCTTTGAGTACCAACGGTCACGAGACTTGTCGCTCTTCTTGTGACCATCATTGCCAGATTCGTATCGTGGCATGCCTGATTGATATGCAATACGTTCAAAGGCGTCGGTACCAAGTGATAGCTTCAACTTTGCACTTAACTCGCCCTTGTTCATTCCGTGGCCAGGCAAAGCATCTTCGACAGCTTTGTTTACCATCGCCTGAACCACTGGCTTAAGATTGTCTGCAAGATGAACTGCAATGAGTTCTGCAAGCTTGTCGTCCTCATTAACTTTCACCGCTACATCCATGCTTTCACCTTCTCTACAGGTCTGATTTGAGACTTCAATGATCCAATTAGACTTTCCAGGCTTTCAACTAGTGATTCACCTGAATCGATGTATGATCTGATCTTGCTCACGTCGGTTGGTGTGAAGTGATCACGTCCTTTAGACATCGCTGACTCTGCTCGTTCTCTAGCCTCTTCAAATTTCTTTTGGGCCATTTTTTCGTGGAGATAAACAACGTATGGATCGTCAGTATCAAGATCATCAGCGAATACTCTTAATCCAGTCTGATATTCGATCGCTGCGTTCAAAAATCGATCATTGCCAATTGCAAGTGCCATGGGAATCAGCTTATCGTCCGGTATGCCTCTTGCCTCCCAATTGCTGACAGCGGCTTGCGTAACGTGCATTTTCGCAGCCAAGTTCTTACGAGTTAGGCCCTCTTCTTGAAGGCCTCTTGAAAATTCCTGAAAGATGTTAATTGCCATAACCACACCTCCTTTAAATGTGTACCGCCGATGTAGTAGTTTCACGGCGATATATGCGATGATTAAGCTGTAGCAAGGTAATCAATCATTTCGTTCCTTGCACGTTCCCTTTCAGCACTGATTGCCATTTCGAGCATGTCATCGTCCATGGTTTCCCAAAAAGCTTTGGGCTTATCATCGCGGTAGCTCATCAGCGCTTCGATCATTTGCTGTCGATCCATGTGACTCACCTCCTTAACTTGAAAACTGAATATTGTGTGATTGCCTCCCGCCGAGTGCGATAATTGCATCGAAGGGAGGTGATAAAAATGTGGGACGTAACCTTCATAAATACCCAGACCGGTTTGCCGAAGACCATTTATGGAGTAATTTCGATCGTCGCAGAGACGGGAGACAAGACCGAACAATTCAGTCCGCTAACCCTCGTTCACGAAAAAGCGAGACTACGCGGATATTCGTTTACGGTCTTCACTGCCAACGACGATCCATTTTCACTAGGCACTAACTGGATTCCAGAAAGTGCTGATGGTGACTAATCTTTCGGGGCATCCTTCGGGGTGTCTCTTGTGTTTACAAGCACAGCCACAAGCAATGTTCCGTAAGATTTGAAGCCGTCGTACCTGTCATACAAATTCGTCAAATGTATATTTTGCAGCTTTTGATCTCCAGACTTAAGCTCTTCAGTGATTCCTTGGGTAAGTTCTTCCCAACTTTGAAGCTGTCTCTTGTCATGTTCTTCCCAATTACGAGTCTGCTGTTCGTCATGTTCTTTCTCGTTCATTTGACTGTCTCCTCTCGCTGTTTGAAATTTCAATACTTCGTTTCTCCTTCAAGTGAGATAATTGCTCTGAAGGAGGTGATAAAAATGTCTAAGCATATTGTTGCTAACCTTGCTGGAAAATGGATTGATCTTACTGAGGCCGATGATGTTGTGATGGGGCCACGTCAGGCATCTCCCTATATTTGGTGGGAAGAAGGAGCACTTCTTAATTCCGGCAAGGATAAGGCCAACGTTGATCCAATTTACGACAGCCTGTATAACGATCCTTTCATCATGATCAGTTATGCGGGTGAAGACTATCGTGTAAATCCTGCTCTGATACAAGTCGTGACGAAATAACAGACATTCTCATCTGGTTTAATATTTCTTCGGGGTCGTCAAGTTGCAGCTTGGCGACCTTTTGTCCGAACTGGCTATCAATCGAACGTTTGATCTGATCCCATTCGATTTGGGTTAGTCCCGAAACTAGCTTCGCCATTTCAACAAGTGTTTGACGATTGGGTTCTTTCTTATTCATCGTGCTGCCTCCTCTCGCTGGGCGGGAATGTGTTCACTAAATGTGAACGAAATCTTCAAAAAAAAGGGAATCAACGCTTTCTCCAAAAAAATCAGCCATTCGTTTCATTGTCTTCTGGGACGCTCCACGATTGCCGTTCTCGATCTTCGCGTACATAGAGTAGCTAATGCCAATGGATTTGGCAGCCTCCTCTTGAGTCATTTTTTTCTTCATTCGAGCTTTTCTGATGGGATTCATTTGATCGCCTCCTTCACTCTATGTGAATATAATACAGTCACTAAATGTGATTGTCAACACTTAATGTGAGTTTTTTTGAAATTAAATTTGTATCACAAATAGTGATGGTAAAATCAATATACACAGGTGGTGAAAACTAATGAATACGGGTCAACGAATATCTTTACTTCGAGAAAAAAAGAACCAGAGTCAAGCGGAGTTAGCCAAAACTCTCGGCATTGCCGCTAGTACAGTTGGAATGTGGGAAACGAATAAGAGAAAGCCATCATCTAAAATGCTTAAAAAGCTGTCCACGCTCTACGATGTGTCGATAGACTATTTACTTGGTAATGACCCAACAACCGATAAAAGCCCTTCAGAGATTGATATTGCCGACCCCAAAAACGACACCATCATGACTTTTGAAGGTCGCCCCATTCCGCCTGAAGATCTTGAGATAATCAAGAGACTTCTTCGAGGTGGCAAACATGATGACTGATTTTACTAGTGACATGCTGAGAGAAGTTTTAAACTACGGATTTGACCGTGGAGTCGGGGCTGAGCTGACATATAAGCTGAAACCATACACGCCGTCAGTTTCTAATCCTGAAACACGTTGGATTGCAGTTAATATGAACTGGCACAAGCCTAAGCAATTGCCTTATCAGGCTGCACACGAAATCATGCACGTTCTACATCAAGATCCGGCTTGCTTATACTTTTATTCGGCTTCAAAGAACAGCATTGAGGGTGAAGCTAATATAGGAGGAATTCATATGCTTGTTCCTTTGTATTTTGCAGATGTTGATCAAGAAGATGCTAATTTGAACCAATTTATGCAAGCTTTTGACATTCCATCACCAATGGAAGATGCTGCTTCAGAAGCGATAAAAGATTTTTATATATAATTAGTTGTTAGTCCAGATACGGAAGACGGTAAAAGCTGAAAACTATTTATGGAGGAAAACAAAATGGCAAAAAAGGTAATGGGTGCTGACGGTAAGGAATATAAGGTAAAGAAGCCTTTTTACAAGCGCGTTTGGTTTTGGATATTAGTTGTTGTTGTGCTAGCAGCAATCGGTGGTGGCCTCAATAATAAGGGAAAATCAAGCAGCGAATCCACGGAAAAAACGGCAGTTAGCAAAACGGATAAATCATCTTCAAGTACATTAAAAAAGGACAGCGGCAAGATTACTCGAGCAGATTTTGACAGCATCAAATTGGGTGATTTGATGGAAAACGGCAACGGTGGTGCTAAATTAGATGATTTAAAAGCCCAGTTTGGGAACCCGTCCTCTACTTCGAGCAGTACCACAAATGGAGTTAAGACTGATCTTGTAACGTGGACTAACGTTGAGGGTGGCTGGGGAGCTAACGTAATTGTTTCCTTCACCGACGGAAATGCGTTCAGCAAGAATCTTACTGGCTTCAAGTTAAGCCGCAAGCAAAAGATTACTTTAGCAGATTTCAACGCGTTCCAGGACGGCACAAAATACGCTGACTTCACCTCAAAATGGGGACAACCCGACTACTACAATGAAAGCCTTATCGGCGGTCAAAAGAATGTTGTGGCCGGTTATACATCTGGTGTAAAAGGTGATCTGGGTTCCAACTTCAACGTGACCTTTACAAATGATGCTTTAAGCGGGAAAACCCAGTCCAATATGAAATAGCCCTTTTACAGGCCCCTACTTGGGGCTTTTATTTTAATGCCAGAACGAACATACGTTTGAATTTTAACCAAAAAACTACACATAGAAAGGATATGGATGCTGTGCGTAAATGGAAAGAAGTTCCTCACCATCCTAATGTTTATAGGTATGAAACACGACGCGGTACTCGATATGGTATTCGTCGTGGATTTAAAAATAGTGTAGGAAAACGTGATGAATACACAAGATCGGGATTTACAAATTGGCACGATGCAGAAGGCGAATTAAAACGATTTGAAGCATCTTTAGTTACGGGTGGCATTAATCCTCTAACTCACCGAGGTGTTACCTTGAATGCTTATTTTGCCGCTTTGGTGAAGAACCGTGAGGAGCTCGGTGTTTGGAGGCCAGCTACAGTTATTCAAAAAAAGACATATTATAGAAAGCACCTACAAGAAAGATTCGGGAACCGCCCAATGAGCAAAATATCAAGATCAGAATATCAGCAGTTTATTGATGAGAAGATCAAATCAGGTTTGGCTCAAACCACAATGCGTACGCTTAACTCAGTGATGCAGATCATCATGAACGATGCTGAGCACAACGATATTATCCGTAAGAACATGCTAAGAGGCATCCTCATTAATGGTGCCAAGCCGCCTAAAGATGTTTCCATTACCGATGAAGACTATGCGAAATTCATGGCCACAGCCCAGAAGCTCTTGAATAAGTATCAGCTTACAATGCTGTACCTTTTGACTCTTGGTGAGCGGCGTGAAGAACTCGCTGGCCTCCAATTTCGTTCATTTAAACGAGGAACAACCGAAGGCAAACCATACTATGAAATCACTTATTACGTTGGCAGAACGCCTCAGCAGCCATTAGGCGGTCCCTTAAAAACTCCTAGCAGCTATCGCACAAATTATGTTACGGGTCCAATTATTGACTACATTGACTATTCCCTTCAGTATGCAAAGAACATTTTGACACGTACCCATCGTGAGATCGAGCCCGAGACTTTCATATATCTGAATGAGAAAACTGGGATGCCGGTTCATCCGAGCAACATCAACCGAAATCTGTTTCAGCGTGTTAAAGAGGCAACTGGAATTGAGCTTCGTCCGCATATGTTGCGTCACTATTTTGCAACCCAAGCACTTCAGGACGGTTTGCCTCAAATGTCCGTCATGCACTGGTTAGGTCACAAAAACATCGACATGACAAACGACTATACCAGACCAACACGAGAAGGCAGCCTGAAAGTCATTAACGGCATGGGCCCAATCTTGTTTAAAAACGGTACCGCCGGCCCTGACGGTACAAAATGA